TTCAATACCTGACCATTCTACAACAGAAGAAGGAAGATAAGACTCAAACTCTTGAAACTCATAATTGTGACCATTATTCGCAAGGTTCCATTCTACATTGTTCTCCTTTCCATAAAGGTCACAGAGAACTCCTAGGCAACAGAATCCATTGTCAGTACGAAGATAACGTTGAGTTTGTTGGTATTCACCAGACCGGAGGGCACTAACCCATTTTTGTTTGATTTGAGGATTCATTAGTATGAGACCTTACGAAAAGCAATACGGTCCATTACGCACATTGGTAGTTCATTCATTAGTTCTTCACTAATTGGACCAAGTTTATCTTGAATTGCGTCAGGAATAATCTCCATCAAAAACTCAGCATAACGTTCATCTTCGTGAATATAATCAATCACTTCGGGTGCGAGAACCTCAGCAAGTGATTGGATTGCTTTGTTTGAAAGTGTCATTTGTTTGTTGATTACCTAGTTATTATAGGGCATTTAGGGGGTCTTTGGAACCCCCCCCCCGTGCCAGTTGTCAGAGTGTCACTCTGCTTTGTTGGTCAGACGGTTCAACAGGTCAGAACCAATATCACTCTGGGCAATTGCTTCAACTGCCGCAGCAATAGAAGTTCCACCTTTAGAACTGAAGATGTCCATAACTTTTGTCACACCATCAGAGGCACTTCCACCATTCGCAATAATCTTAACATCTGCATTTTGTAGAGACTTTGCCTGCTCACTGCCAACGGCAATGTATGCTTTGAATGCCTCAATAAGTGCAAGATACTTCTGGTAAGATTCATTAGTACCAATCTCTTGTGCCAGAGTGATTTGAGCACTCACAGGTGCAAGTTGCAGTGCTTTTTCTGCTTCTGCTTTTGCAATACCAGTTGCCTGAATAGCAGCAGCATTATTTTTCTCTGCTTCTAGTTTACCTTCAGCAACAAGAATTGTAGTCTCTTTAGTTTGAGATGCTTGAACCAGTGCAGTTTGTTTTGTAATAGCAGCAACTTTCTGTTCCTTCTCGGCAAGAACAAGTGCAGTGTCTCGTTCAATCTCAGCAACTTTTACTTCTTCAACACGACGGACGGCAAGATCCTTCTCCATAGTCCGTGCCTGTTCAAGTAGAACTTCCTGCTTGGATTGTTCTTGAGCAACACCCACTGCTTTCTGTTTTGCAGCAGAACGTTCACCAACTTGTTGCTCCGCAATCTCCCTGCTGAGTTGAATCTCACGGTTGGCATCAACACTTGAAATCTCCGATGTACGAAGGTTTTCAACTTCTGCCACCTTAGCAATACGATTGTTCTCTGCCACAGTCATACGACTATCGCGGTCAATTTCAGAGATTTTCTTTGCCTGAATACGAGCAATCACATCAGACTTATGAGAGTCCCGAATATCCATAAGTTCCATATTTTTAATGGACTGAACTCCCCATTCGGCAAGTTGTTCTTTTACTTCATTGGAGAAACTTTCACCGAAAGTAGCACGTTGAAGCATGATATTATGAATATTGTCCGAAGCAAGAACCTTACGAACAGCACCCTGAACAATCAAACTCAATTGATGTTGTAGTTCATCAATATTCAGAATTCGTTGTGCCGCAATAGTCGTATCATAAATTCGGAAGAATGCCGTTACATCTACGACAAAGGGAACTCGGTCTTCATCATATGCCTCATAATCATTTAGAGAGAGGTCAAAGTTATTCACCGGCAGTTTGATTACCGACACACCAAACTTAGGAATCCAAGTGGGAATATCATAATAGACATTTCCTGCGTCCAATTTGGCACCATAAGGAACAGTATTCTTACCACTCTGAACAATATGAACCACGTTGGTACTTACAACCCTACGGAACATAAAGGCGGAAAGTAGAAACACAAGTCCACCAGTTCCACCGACAACTAGACCAGCTTTGATGAGAGTATAGACCAAATTTGGATCTGCACTATTTTGATTTTGTACGGGTTGAGTTGCAACAATTGGAACAGGTTGCATCATATTCACCTGAGCATTTACCGCAGGAGTATGAATAAATGGTGCAGAGAAAATAAGAGCAGGAGCAATTAGATTTGTAAACTTTGAGTTGTTCATAAAAAAGGGATAATTTTCGGGGTGTCAGCAATCAGAGTTTGAAGGGGGATACAATCACACGAGGTTCAACATACACGGGTCGGGTCTTTCCACTACCACTGGGGTCAGTACACATCACCCAAGTACCTTCGGCACTTTCGGGAGAGAATAGACCATTCGGGTCTGCTTGGGGGAGAGTTGAAATCCCACTGCTACCACTATACTCAGTCTTTTGTGGATTAGTGTATTGTGTGGCAGCAGGCAGACCATAACCAATAGAGTTGCACAGAAACACTGGACGACCAGTAGTTTCAGGAACAGTGTAGGTATAAGTCACAAGACCATCTTGGTCACGCATTTCAATGATTTGCTTCAAGAGTTTGCGTTCACGGAAGTTCTTAATGGCAGGCATACCAGTTTGAGCAGATCCTTCTTGTAGAATGCGTTCTTGTTGTGAACGTTGAATTTCATCAGAACTGGGAGTATACTCACATCCAACAAGAGAAATGCCAAGAACGGCAAGAGAAGCAAGAGCAATAAAGGGTTTCATAATTTTGTTGATTACCTAGTAATTATAGCAGGGATTGAGGAGAAGAGGAAGGGGTCTTGTGCCAGTTCGTCAGGTGTCCTACCAGGATGCCCTATAACTGAAATCATACTTACAATCTTCTTCTGGAATTTTTTCAAGAATCTTTTTCAGAAGATTGTAGGTATATTCAATATCAGAAAAATACCATTCATCAATATCAGTGCTCCCAAAGAAGAAACCACTTTGAGGAGGAAGAAGTACCTTTGCTTGTTCAACATCCTTAGACAAACTAAGTTTCTCGCAAATATCCATTAGTTCTTTAAGTTGTTCCCAATATACAACAACCTCTCCACAATCATCTTTACCGTCAGCACATTTATCTACAAAATACTTATGAATAGCATTTGCCTTTCTCCAATAACCAACTTGAACCGCAGCATATGCGGAAATATATCCACCTTCTTTATCAATGAGTTCATCAATTTCAGTAAGTTCAACAAGTTTATTGAAATCTTCATTTTCTTTTTCGTCTTTACTCCATTTACTAAAAGAAATGATCTTTTGAGCATAGAGGTACATATCAAGACCCATAATAAAAAAATCTCCGTGGTGTGTGTATGAGAGTATTATAGGGCATCTGGTGCCCCTGTGGAAATCTATTGTGCCAGTTCGTCAGGTGGCACCCAATTTCCCATAAAGTTCTTCGTATTTTTGAATGAGTGGATTGGAAGATGGTTCTTCCACTGGTGTTTGTATTACTTCTTTCAAGGTATGAAGTGTTGGTAATTGGTCTTCTTCATACCTTTGATACCCAATAAAATCTCCAACACTACCCTCAATCCAAGGCATAATCCATTCAAAAAACTCTTCAATCTCATTACCGTAGTTTTTGATGTCTCCCTTACCAAGAAGAGACCATTGATTGCTAATAGCATCAAAAGTTAGTGAATGGCAATATGTATTGGGAGTATAATAACTCATATTTGAAAAAAGATGAATCCACCTAGATGGGTAATCTGCTATTACTTCATCACATTCTTGGTCGGGTAGAATTCTACAAAGTGCTTTCAACACTCCAATGACATCATCAGGTGTATCTTTTTTCAAATCTACATTGATGTAGATTTCAGTGTACATTCCCATTGTTTTATCAGTTGGAAAGAGTATTAACGAAAGCAGAAAGATCGGCAGGCATAGCGTCAATCGGAATCTCAGTCGCACGATGCCGAATAATGTCTGCCAGTGCTTTCTTATGTTCTGGTGCGGCCTTAATATACTCAAACCTCATATTTTCCAACTCTTGAACAGCACCAGTTCGGAATGATTTACTGCGTTCAAAAGTATTACGACGGACATCTTCAAACTTAGGATTGAAGAATGATTGAAAGATAAGTTCGTGGTATGTGACACCCCATCCAAGGGCACCAACGGCAGCAACACCAACCACAGTTCCAAGAATAGCAAGAAGAGGACGCATTTGATTTTTTTGATTTACTCTGTAATTATAGCAGGTCTGTGAGTGGATTGGAAGGTTGTTGTGCCAGTTGTTCAGGTGGCACAGTGCTTGAAATTCGTTGCTCTGCAATTTTATAATAATTTTCTTCCATTTCAATTCCAATAAAATTTCTATTTGTATTCACACAGGCAACACCAGTAGTTCCAGATCCCATAGTATTGTCCAATACAACATCACCTTCATTGGAATATGTTTTAATTAAATATTCCATCATTTCTACAGGTTTCTGCGTAGGATGTAATCCCTTTTCTTGCTTAAATTTTAATACTGTTTTTGGGTATCTTGATCCCTCTGGGTTATCACGATGCTTACTCTTTGCACTACCATAAACCTCACCGATCTTGCTGGTATTTGAGGAGAATCCACTGTAAGGAGTTGAATACCACATTTGTGGATTATAGACTGGTTTCTTTCTATAGAAGATCAGAATGTTTTCGTGTGACTTGAGAGGCATTACTTTGGCATTCATAGGGTTAGTTCCTTGAGGTTTTTCCCAAATCCATTCATAACGAAAGTTCTCAAGATTAGATGCTGCGAGTATAGTCGTAAATGGTTGTGCAGCAGTAAACACCATTACACCATCTTTTTTGCAAATGCGATTATATTGTTTCCATAGTTTATCCAATGGAATAATACTATCCCATTTACACGCAGTAGTGCTAACCGTAGGGGAGATCGCAGAGAATCAGATCTACTGATCCATCTGCAATGTACTTCATAGCATCAAGACAATCTGACCTGACTAAACTATTAGGTACAATCTCCCCTACATAATCTTCTTTGTGAATATTAAATATAGTCATTTATGTTAGATTTAATTCTATTCCATTCTTGATGTGACATGTTAATTTTAGCATGATTTGCAAACCAAGTCAAATACTGAAAGTTTGAAAGTTCACTGTTTCCACCTTTAGATATGGGGACAACATGATCCAATGAAGGTTTGACCCAATTATCATTTGTTTCAATCCATCTTGAATAATACTGATTAAATTTTTCATCATAATAAAACTTTTCAATAAAGTTTTTATAATTTTCAGTTGTAAAAGTTTTAGAAACTCTTGACTTTGTAATTGATCTATTAAGATATTTTAATTTATCTATGTCATTGAATTGAAATATCCAAGATTCATCAATTTCATATCTTAATTTTGAAATCATATTTCTATAAACCGTAATCTTTTTTTGTTTATATCCTTTAGTGTAATTTGTTCTTGCAATATGGGATTCTGATATTTTTCTTTTATGTTCTTCCGAAAAAGATCTTGTTTTTCGTTTTGAAAGTTCAATATTGTGCTCATTCAGAATTTTTTTTATTTTATGGTGATTAGTATTGAATGTTTTTGCAATTTCTCTTAAACTTTTTCCATCATCAACGTAAAGTTGAACAATAATAGATTCATTCATAAGTTTCCCAGTTACTTTATTTTATTTAGCAAAATATCTATTTGTAATTGGGAAACAATCACCCAATAGTAATGTCATGAATTTCTTCGCAGTAATCTAATTTAACAGTTGTCCAAAGTTGATGGGACATACTCTTTTGAATTTTAGCAGAATATACTTCAGAAGTACATTTCCAACCATTTACTTGTTTTGCATATTGACCCCTTTCTCCATAGGTCTCTTCCCAGAGTTGATTATGATAATCAAGAATATCAGACTTAATTACAATGAAATAATAACGTTTTATTCCTTTCTTCCATTCATCTTTTTCAGTACCCAAACAAAAAATATAATCCTCTTTTTTTACACTCAAGAAATTGAGTTTATCTTTAATTGTTTTGTGTTTAGTCAATCGTGATCCACTAATTTCAACGATATTTTTAGTTACATTTCCTGCCTTATTGCCAATACTAATACCTTGGTCTGTAGTTTGATCGAGTCCACTTTTATGATTGAAGTCTGGTTCCCAATCACTACCAAAACCTGCCTGCTTTAATGCCCAACAAAGATTTTCTTCCCAGAGTTCTGCTTTACATTGAGCACTATAAAGTTCGTGATGCTTAGTGAGACGTTCTTTGATGAAAGGAACAAGAGATTCAAACATAATTTCAAAAGATTACCTCTGTATTGTAGCACAGCATCAATGCCCCTGCGACGAAAAGGGACACTCCAAAAAGTGTCCCCAATATAAGTTTTGGGTAAGAAGGAAACTTATAACCCCCTCACTCGTTTAGTTCAAACCAATGCGGTTTGACGAGAGAAAGCAACAATGTTGTTTGCGTTTATGGACTTGTCCCGTCAACAGATAAGACCTTTATGCTCCGTCGAAACCAGGCACCCCCGAGTATGGAAGTGTCGGGAATTGAACCCGAGTCCGAAACATCAGACTTCTCATCCTCTTGGACAATGGAATCTAGGGGAATCGAACCCCTAACCTCTTGCTTGCAAAGCAAATGCTCTACCAATTGAGCTAAGACCCCTTATTTGGTGGCAGACCAGAGAATTGAACTCCATCCTATAGGGTATGAACCTATCGTGCTACCTTTACACTCGTCTGCGTTATTTGAAGTTTTATAACTTCAACTGGGATGACAGGACTCGAACCTGTAACCTAGATGTTAACAGCATCCCGCACTGCCAATTGTGCTACATCCCATTAAATCAGTCTTCTTTACTAATTAAGTATTCGACTGTGTTTGCTATATCATTCATAGCAATTCTCAAATCTGATTGACCACCAGACTCCATATTCATTTGAGAATCAACCAATGTCCATCTCCATTCCTTCATTGATTCATTATACCAAAGATTAATTTGCATAAAAACAATGTAAGTTTGGAGATATTTATAGTAATCATAAGATTACTAATGGGAAATCACAGATTCGAACTGTGGACTTTCTGAATGTAAATCAGACACTCTAACCGCTGAGTTAATCTCCCTGGAGCGGATGATCGGACTTGAACCGACGACAAACTGCTTGGAAGGCAGCCATTCTACCACTGAATTACATCCGCATTTGTCTTAACATCATAATGCATAGTGCCTCATTTGTCAAGTGTTATATGCCAGTCTTTGAAGTGGCACAAAGGAAAGTGTGAGATTTGAACTCACGGAGGTGTTACCCTCTCTTGTTTTCAAGACAAGTGCAATAAACCGGACTCTGCCAACTTTCCATTAAAATAATCATAAGTTATATATGATTATTTGTCAAGCATTTAATAGGTGTGCTTCTGAAAATCCACATTTCCACCCTGAGCAATGATTTTAGTTTTTACTTCTTCCAAAGAAATAGGTCTGAAATCGGTGTGCTCAACACTTACACAGAAGTATCTAGGGTCAATGTTACCTTCAGAATCTAGAACTCGATTTGAGTGTAGGTGTCCGTGAACATTACATCCAAATCGTTCCAACTGACTGGTGTGAACTGGAATATGACTGAGAATCATGCCGTTTAGAACATGATAACCTCGAATATCATAAAAGTGTTCGGTATATTCACTCAACCGAAAGATATCGTGATTACCTTTGATGAGACACTTTTTACCGTTCAGGCGTGATGCAGTTTTGAGTGCCCTACGATTGATTACATAATCACCGAGAACATAAACCTTATCATTGACACCCACAGTTTGATTCCAAAGTTCAATCAGTGCTTCATCCATTTCTTCCGGATTGTTCCAGGGACGAAGTTTGGTTCCTTCATTGGTGAGGAACTTACATACACCCCAGTGCCCAAAGTGCGGGTCTGCGGTAAGAAATAGATTTGACATTAGTTTGCTTGCGTATTCACCTATCATACACCACCTTTGGTTGGTGGTGAGGTCTCAATGGACACTTTGGGAAGTGTCCAACACCCTGAGAGGGATTTGAACCCCCGTCTTCTTCGTTCGTAGCGAAGCACTCTTCCACTGAGTTACCAGGGCATGGCACGGGATGTAGGAATCGAACCCACATCAAAAGGTTTGGAATCTCTTGTCTTACCATTAGACCAATCCCGTATATGTTTGGATATAAAATCCAATACCGAAGGTGGGACTCGAACCCACAACATTTCGCTTTTGAGGCGAACACCTCTACCAATTGGATCACTTCGGCATTTTAGTAAAGAGAGAATCGCACCCTCAAACCTCGTATACAGGTCGCCATCAAGACTTACTATATCTGATATCAAATAATCCACTGCGTCCAGTGGAATATTCGTGAGAGGACTCGAACCTCCAACAAATAGATCCTTAGTCTATTGCCTCTTCCAATTGGGACACGAACAAAAAATTCTAGAAATCTAGAACTTCAAATTAAATCAAAACTTATTCGTGTTCATAATCTTTAGAAATAAATCCTGCACGAGTGGCAACGATTTTATTATTGGAACCGAACATAATTTCCAGAGCATCTTCCATAGCATCGCTATGCATAAATTTTGTCAGAATTTTGACGGATTCTGCATTTACACCTTCAGTTTTTTTAACTCCATATTCATATTCACACCAAATACTCTCATTTTCTCCATCATATTCATACTCATTTATTTGATCAATATCATCTTGCTCAGATGCGTTAGAAAATAGTAGATCATTTACACTAAACTCACAAGCATCTCCATCATTAAAATATGGAGCATATTGAGTCCAGACTATCACATTAATTGCAGGATTTTCTTCCCAAAATTCAGAGAAAACTTGTTTGAGTTTTTCCTGTGCTTTTTGACGAAAAGAATTCTGAAAATCGTAATATTCTTGATTAAAGGTGTCAATAGTTTGTTGGTTCATAATAATTAATCGGCAAGTGAAATGAATTTGGTTTCTTTTTTGTGTCCTTTGTTTGTACCTGACATCCAAGATTCGGCTGTCATGTTTTTCAAATAATTCTCTGGTGTAGGAATAAATCCGAGGTCTTGAAGAATGTGATCTTCGGCAACATCTCTGGGAGAGTATTCAATACCCGCAGAATTAGTTCTTGTTCTTCCAAACATTTGTTCGACAATATAACACCCAAAAGAAGAATGTAGAATTGCCCTATGACGAATATCTGGAAAAGCAATTTTGCTACTATCAATGAAATCATCAATATCAGCATAATCATTCGGAGTTCCTCCATACTTTTTAGCATGAATTCTTCCGTGAAGAAAAGGTTTCATTTGATTTGTTGTTTACCGTATTATTGTAGCATCTATGGACACTACATTCAAGGTGATTGTGCCAGTTTGGGAACTGGCAATGCCCGATACAGGACTCGAACCTGCAAAACCTTGTTTCTAAGACAAGTATGTATACCAATTCCATCAACCGGGCAGGCTCCCAAGGAAGGGGTCGAACCTCCAAACAACTCGTTCAAAGCGAGGTGACTTTACCAATTTGTCTACTTGGGATTAAGTTAATCCCGTGAAAATCAACGGGATTAAAAGTCTAGGGTGGGATTCGAACCCACGATAAGAAGTTTTGCAGACCTCCGCATTTGACCACTCTGCCACCTAGACATTAACGTGAAACCTACTCAACATAGTGTTGGTGCGACCAACTGTTTCACGCTGTCGGATTAATTACTTCCGACAAAGCCCAATATCAGATTTGAACTGATGACCTATTGTTTACTAGACAATTGCTCTGGCCACTGAGCTAATCGGGCGGGGTGCCATACGAGATTTGAACTCGTCTACCCTGTTTCACAAACAGGTTCCTTAACCACTAGGATAATGGCACATGACAGTAGGTGGAATCAAACCACCGACGAGAAGGGTATGAATCTTCTGTTCTATCACTGAACTATACTGCCTGGCGGAGAATAGAGGATTCGAACCTCTGGTGGTTTTATCCACACAAACTTTCCAAGTTTGCACCATAATCCTCTCGGACAATTCTCCAGATTTGAGAGAAGGTGGAATCGAACCACCATTGCCAAAGGACGGAATCGAACCGCCTCTAACACCGTCGTGCTCACCGACCAAGGTGCTCTCTCAACGGAAGTGACTGGATTTGAACCAGTGGTGCCAATTACTTGACACGGAATCTTAGCAGGATTCTGCAATAAACCGGACTCTGCCACACTTCCAATTCTAGAGGTATTTCGCAGTAATACATCTATTACCTAACGAAACTTTACCTGATGCTCGACCCCGTAAAATTCCCATTTAAGGGAATTGGAACGACAGGACTCGAACCTGCATAAATCTGGCAGTGCCAGTTGCCTACCATTAGACTACGTTCCGGTTTCCCTTTCGAGACAAGATTTTAGTTGGGGAGCCCCAAGCACCGGGTATGAGCCGGGTTGGGGGGGAAACGCCGACAAAGGCTTCACCATTCAGCAACGGGTTCAGCGTTACCTATCCTTACTACTTCTCTTGTTGAACCCCCGAAGGGGAATTGGAACGACGAGACTTGAACTCGTGACCGCACGGTTATCAGCCGTGTGCTCTACCAACTGAGCTACATTCCATCAGGCAAGTTTATGGAAACTTGCAACCTCCAACCCGTTTTTAGAGAGGTGTGTTGCTTCCGCCCTCTTATGGGAACACACAGAATCGAACTGTGACCTCATGTTCTTCAGACATACGTGCCGACCAACCTACACCATGTTCCCATAAGTTTGGAGATAAATCTCCAATCGGAATGACAGGATTCGAACCTGCGACCTCTCGCTCCCAAAGCGAATGCTCTACCAAACTGAGCTACATTCCGTTGGTATTCCTGAAGGGATTTGAACCCTCGTTTATGCCTTGAAAGGGCATCGTCCTAACCATTAGACGACAGGAACTTGATGCTGACGGCATTCTGGATTATCAGCTCCAGCGCAAATCAGCAACGACTCTAACGAGATTCGAACTCGTGATTCCTACTAGACAGGTAGGCGTGATAGACCACTTCACTATAGAGCCAAATATGCCGTGTGGTCGTGAATCTAAACCAAAACTTTTTGATAAGTGCCCCACTGGACTTATCTAAAGTTTTGAACCACGGCAAATGGGTGCGGAGGGAATTGAACCCCCGAGGCTAAAAAACCACTTCAGTTTTACAGACTGATACTACGTTGCCAACAGTAGACACACACCCAAGACTAGATGATGTTGTTTTTTTACCAAAAAAAAGTTTTTTTGCTGAATCATCTATAGTTTAATGACATTCTCGGTCAATGGGTCAGGTGGGACTCGAACCCACAACTTTCAGGTTAAAAGCCCGGTACTCTTCCATTGAGTTACTGACCCATATAATATGGTAAATATTCAGTTTTCAAGTTTCTTTGAGGACTGCTTCCCTCACCACTCCCTTAGAATACCACAGACACCGGAGGGAGTCAAGTGGGTTGTGCCAGTCTCGTGAGTGGCACACAGGAGGTTTGAGGACTGCTTCCCTCACCACCCAATCAATATACCAGAGTTTGGACCCTAGTGGCAAATCATACGACCAGTTGCTCAACTGGCACAAAAGGCATAAAAAAAGAGGGGGAACCTTTTGGATTCTCCCTCTTAATTGCTGATTATGATTTGTCTTTTAACTTTGACTTATCATATTCGCAACCAAGAGGGTCTCTCCAATAAACCAGCGGTTCATCGGATAATCACTCTTAGGTTGTGAATGGAGATTAGTCATTGTTTGAATGTTGTGTATATTATATATAACAGTTTTTTGGAGTTTTGTCAAATTATCAACCGAGAATGGAATCTCTCCACTCTTCACTCATATTCACCATAATTGCTTCTGCGTTTTCAACAGTTTCAGCATAACCTTCATCAAGAAGATGAGAAAGAATTACATCATAGAGATCATACTCTTCATTCTTTGGTTTTCTGATGATTTCACGACTTAGTTTCTTCTTATCTTCTGGTGGAAGTTTTTGTGAAGTTGGTGCCCCAGGGTCCTTTCTAACTATTACAGAAACTCTTGATTGAGTTGGAGTTGCGTGATCTCCAATGCCATAAGGAATAGTTCTTGAAATTCTACCATATCCACCTTTCTTTGGTTCTGGAACAGTGGTTCCTGGCTTTTCAATTTTATCATCGGGTTTGGCGAACTTCTTGTCCTCACCATATCCACTTCCATCTCCCTTTTTACCAGAAGGTGGTTTTGGTGTAATTTTTATACCGTAACCTGCTCTCATTTTATCTCCTACTTCTTTGCCACCTCCGTAAGGTTTTACGCCAGGTGCTCTTTCTTCAGAAACTTCAGTTGATTCTTGAAGATAAGGAGAAGTATAAGGCCAACGATCCAAAGCATCGTGCTCTTTAGTTGCTGATTCGGTAAGAATTTCTTGAGAAAGAAACGCAATATTCTGTAGATCCTTGTAGTTCATAACTTTATTATGGTTCTAATGTATTTATTTATGGTTTCATTATTCTCTCTCATATTCATACTCTACATCAGGTGGCATATCTTCTGGATTTTCTAATTCTAAATCAAAAAGACAAGGATGTGCTTCCTCGTCTATAAGATAGAAAGAATTTTTATACAAATCTTCTGGTTCATAGTGATAATACTTATTCGCAATTTCAATCAGTTCTTTATCATATATTGCGCTTTCAGGAAGTTCATCGAAGGTAAATGGAACATCCTGAATAAAATACATTCTTACAATCATACTGCATTGATTATACCAACAGTATGCGTGAGTGATTTTAAACTTATAAGACATTGTTGTGTTTCAATATCTTATATTTATTTTAACCATTTACAAATAGTTTTATCACTAACTCCGTATTTTTTCCCAACAGCAACATAAGAACTTTCTTGTACTTCTCTAAGTAATTGTTCTATAGGTGGTCTTTCAACTCTTCTTTGAGATTTTGAATAGCAAGAAACGCAAAGATTCGTTTTACATTTTCCACTTAATTCTATATCACAAGATAAACAATTATAAACTTTTTTAGTTCGTATTCTTTCAGTTTTTGTTCTTATAGTTTCTGACTTTTTACTTTTTTTATTTTTACCACGATATGTTGGTGTTTTAGCGTGACAATTTGGGCATAAAATTTTTAAATTTTCTAATATATTGTTATAATGGTCTCCATTAATATGGTCTAGTTCTAATGGTATTGGTTCACCTAACCACTCATTTAGACCACAACATTCGCATTTATGTTCTTTTATTCCTTCACTTATTAATCTTTTTCTAAGTTTATTTGAACTATACTCATAATCTTTAACCAATATCTCACATAATGGAATAGTATTAAAGTTATGTGTTTTTCCTTTTAAATGACCTTGACCAGTAAAGTGAGAAGTATCTATTTCATAGAGTTTTTCAAATTTTTTAAATACTCTATAGTTACCTCCTTTTGGAGCGACCCCAAGTTTAGTGAGTGTCTGAGCAATAGAATAACTTCCCAAAACAGCACTTTTAAACTCTTCTATTGTATATGAATGTTTCATACTGATAAACGCATTATATAGTTATTTATATAAGTTTATCGGTTCATACCCGTGAGTGGATTCGAACCACCGCTTGAGAGATTTTCTTACCACTATAGTTTTCACTACCCTTTCGGTTTGTGGTCTAGACTATACCTTCATCATACCTTTTGGTTTAGATGTTCCCCGTCTAGTCGTTACACCTTCATCTTACGATGCTTGGCTCGGTATTGCCATTTTACAGGTTTCACCGAATTTGAGGAATTACACTCATAAAGTTTCCTAAATGAGGCTCAATTTTCATAAGTCTCTTGCCTCTTCCGCTGGGCTACACGGGCTTGTGTATGAGACTATTATAACTCAAAGAATCATAATAGTCAAGTGCTCGTTGTCGGTTCTGCCCCGACCTTCTATCGTTTATGAGACGATTGCATTCCTAGATTGCTAAACGAGCAGAAAAAATAAAAAACTAGACACTCATAAGAGTTCCATCTTTTTTGAGATCAGAAATCATCTTACCAACACTTTCTCCATTATCAAAAGCAGTATAAAGTTTGTCTTTGAAACCATCAATACTATCACACTTGAAAAGATAGAACTTATCAGGTTTGTAAGTATAAGCAACACCTACTTCACTGGTTTCAGTATTGAAAGAAAGTTTAGCAATCGCACCAGAGGTTTTGATTTCAAGAACTTCCATCGTGCCTCACTCATTTGATTACCTAGTAATCATAGCACGAATTGGGGTGCTTGGCAAGGGGTCAGGGACGGTCCAGAAACCGTCTCATCCCTGTATTTTTCACGAATGCTTCAAGACCTTTGTTAATTGGACGAACTTTAATATATATTTCCTCAGGAATAAATCCAAAGTATCCTTGTAACCAAGGACACAACCATACAGGAATACAAAGTGTCGTATCCATATATGTAGTTCCATCATCATCACTAACTTCTTTTACAAGCAAAGTATCATAATCCTCTGGTTCTTCTGTATTCAAAATGATTTCCATTTGGTCTTTTTCAACTGCGTGTCGTCCAGTTTCAAAATAAAAGTATTCGTCAATTGCTTCTTCAGTTCCATTCATCAAAAGTTCTTGGACTGTATCGTTATGAGGGTGGTCAAATGCCCATAGTCCATCTTCAAGTTTGTAAGCAAGTACAGTCAGTTCCATAGGTTTCTTTGGTTTCCAGTATCATAGCACAAAAAAGACCCCCTTGTGGGGGTCGGTGGGACAGTTTGAAGATTGTCCTATTAAACTTTACCTGTCATAAGTCCCGTTTTTTCTGACTTTTTGGTGCTCCTTTTACCAAAGATATTTTTATAAAGTTTTGCTCTCTTTGCTTCACCAGTTTTCTTATCCTCACCATCCATAACTGCTGTTGGTTTTCCAATTACAGTATCACCTTTCTTTGCTCCTGCTTTCTTCAAGTGTTTTGGTGTATCTTTGATTGCTTGAATAAAGTTTTTTCCCCTTTCCATTCTTTTTTTTCTATCACCTTTACCTACATTACTATCACGATGCATAATATCTACAGTATGAACTTTTCCAGTTTTATTCGCACCCGATTTCGTCATTTGCTTCTTCAAATCTTTCACTCTTCTTACACTTTCACTTGAAGGTGCGGTTTTCAGTTTAGTCATACCAGATAGAGTTCTTCCTGCTGCTTTCATCTTAGTAATCAGTCTTTCACCTTTTGCTGCTGCTCTTGCTGATGGATATGTGCGAATAAAATGGTCTTGTTCTGTGCTTCCGTAATCATCATCAGTATCTTCACTATCATAAGTTGTATAATCTCTTGCAGGTTTTCTTAAGTCTTTAGTGGAATACTTACCAGTCCCTTTCAATCCTGCTTTCTTTGCGACTGCTGCTGTAGATCTTTCACTTCTAGTCATATCAGCACCTCTACCTCTTGCGAGAGTTGCTTTACCTCTGGTCTTTTCACCAGTAGAACTTTCTTCTAGTTCAATTTCTTCTTTTACACAATTATTATACGTCTTTCCAAATAGTTTTTTGGTGCCTTTTTTCTTATACCCAGGCCAGCACTTCTTTGCTTCGGAAACAAACTCTTGATAAGTTTTCATCGTTTTACTTTTATTTATTTTTAGGATTACGAATCATTGGATGTGGAGCAATCTCTTTGGTTTTATTGTCCTCAAATCCGTGTTTAGAATAAAAAGATTTTAATTTATCTTCATATCCTTTTTCTGGAACTGGTTTTACACTGACTGGCAACTTATGTTTGTCTGCGTATCTTGTGATACCACGAACAAATCTAGTTCCTTTACCTGCTCTTCTCTTTTCTTGCTTTACGTCAATTAAACCAAGATATATGTGATTTTTCTTTGGGTCTTCTGATGATCTATAATCAACATTAAAATTGGAACCAGGATTATTCCGGTTCCAATTTGTACTCATTTTTTTCATTACTTCATCGTGAGATTTTTGGTTTGCTTCTGCGATGAATTGCTGAAAAGTTTTCATTTGTCTTTTGCTGCTTGTCTTTGCTTTTTAACTGCTGCTGCAAGTAAATCTCTATAAGTAATTCTTGAACCAGATACAATATCCTTCACTTTACCTTCAAGTTCGTGTGCTCCACCTGCTCTATGACGAATTCCAGGTTTATCAGCAGAAGTATTTGGTCCTTTTACGTGCATTATATTTTTGGGATGATGTCCGTGATATATTCCATCTTTAGCATCTTCTGCTTTTCTTTTTTCCCATTCTGCACCAGTCATAGATGATTTGAGTTTGGCAGAATGATGTAATGGGGTGATGTGATGTATTTCATATCCTCTTCTTGCTGCACGTTTAGATTTACGTTTTGCTGCCTTACGTTCATCATCTGTGTTTAATGATTTAATAGTGTCTGTTCTTCTTTTTGCTTGTGCAGAACGTGCAAATTTACTTTTCAATCCCCATTTTGGATTTTCTGTGCTTCCAGTATTATTTAAAACCCAATCATTAGGATTTGCTTTTGCTTGTCTTTTTTTGTCTGCTTCTTCTCTGGTTGCTTCTTCTAAAAACTCTCTAAAGGTTTTCATTTGAGTCCAAGTTTATCTGCTGCTGCCGACATACGTTCTGCTGCACTTGATTTAGTCTTTGGTTTAGAGGAACTCCAAGACTGTGATGCTTGAGTAAAACCAGTTTTCTGTGCTTCTTTTCTTTTAGTATCTGCTACTTCACCGTGATGATATCTAAAGAAATCCTTATGACGTTTTCTTGCTTTTGCGTCTGTTGTTGGTACATATGGTTTCTTTTGATCTGCTTGCTTCACACCACGATTGATGCCTGATACTCCATTACGCTTTCCGTGTGCGTGAAGTGGTTGATTTCTTCCAAAAGTTGCTTCTGCACTTGGTCTCTTGTAAGTGGTGGTCTTCGTTTCCCACTTACCTTCTGGTGTTTTTTCTAATTTTTTATTTGTTTTAACATTATAAAGTGGAGTTTTCTGTTTTCCAGCAACTTTATCTTCCTTTCTCATTTCAGAAAGATATGCTTCTCCTACAAACTCTTTAAATGTTTTCATTTTTTTATTTCTTGCTGGGTCTGAAACTCTAGCACTATTTAGATTTCTTTCTGCTTCTCCTCTTCTTCTTCCCCAAGTTTGCATTAGAGCAGTTCCAGGACTTTCAATATTTCCTGTTCTTACGAAGTCTTTGGGAGATTGTGCTGCACTTAATGCAAATGTTGCACCAAGAACAGCATTAGCAATCTTCTCTCTTCTACTTGCTTCCGAAATCATTTAGATACAAAAATACCTTTGATTATTTATCAAAGTCGTTTCCATCCTTTATGGTGTGATGCTTTTGAGTTCAAGACATTACCTATACAAATTCTGTTTAAATTATTATTTTTACAAAACTCTGATATATTTTTTCCAGTAAAAATGTTTCCTTCTGGAGAAATCAAAGTAAATTCTTTAGCATTCAATTCTGATAATTTTTTTATTGTGCTTTCTGAAATTTTTCTATTTTTTGATGCTTCAGAAATTTTAAGTTTAGAACTTTCAGACATTTTGCATCCTTTTCTATTTGGAGGAATTACATTTCTACTTTTATACAAATCACTCAAATATTTTTTCTGTTCTTCTGACATTTTTTTGCCACGATTTGCTAAACTTATTTTATTTTTTGTATCTTCAGATAAAACAAAACCAAACCTTCCTCCTCCCCCCAAAGTTGAATTATATCCATTATGATACGTATCATAATGATGAATGAAAAATATTTCTTTTTCATTCAAATCTTCTTTTTCACATTCAGCAATTATACCAAAAATAAAATTATCCCAACCATATTTTTTTACAGCACGATAAAATTTACTATCCAATCCATTTCTAAAATCTTTTCTGTGAGATATAATTCTTCTATTTAAATTTACTGTTTGTCCGATGTATTTCTTTCCTGTAGGAATACAATAGAAACAATAGATTGCTCCTTCCATTTCTGCTCTTAACTTGGTGGTTATTACTATTTATACAGGAAAAGCACCCAAAGGTGCTTTATCCAACCTGAAAAGAACCACCAAGTCAGGCACCTTTATTTATCCTGCATCTACAACATAAGAAAGAGACTTAACAAATAAATGAGTAAATCTTTCTTGTTTATCTGGATGGACTGAAGATATATTATCACTAATTGCTCTACGAAGAACTTGAAGTTCTTCGTATTCTTCTTTAGTGATTTTAGAAATTTCGTCAGTTGTTAGTTCCATAAAGTTCTCCATATGTGTATGTCAGCATTCTAACACACTATCTATGAATATGACAATTCCTTAATAATGTCTTCAGGTTTCTGTGAGGTCTTGTAAGGTTTTTAAATCTCTTTCTAACTCTTCTTTTTGTTTTTTATCGTGATAATAAGACCACAAGGAATTATGTACTGTAAGCAACTCTAAAATCCAAAATCCAGAAGGATAAATGCCAAGTTCATCCATCAGACCACGATGACTCACACCTTTCTTTTCTGCCTCACACATAATATGACAGATTGCCTGAACCATATCATACTTATCATCTTCGGAAAGCATAGAATACTTTTCTAATGCTCTTTGAACTGTTGCTTCTGATGCTTCTTGTAATTGTTTGTGTGCTTCAGAATCCCACCACTGTTCCAATGATGTCCCAAGACTTTTGGGGTTGGTTGCCTCTTCATTCTCCCTTTCACGTTGTTCCGCAATTTCCAACATTTCTTCGTGACTTAGATATTTGTCAGTCATAAGTTTTCTCCTATTAAAAGAATTTACCGAATCCTGATTTGCCATCCATCATACTCTCAAAACTATCCAACATTTGATGAGTTCCAATCAAAGTGTTAATGCGACTAATCACATCAGCAATTCCAGAAGTCACCATTGGTTTTTCAGTTCGTGCCGCAAACGCAAGAGCATTCCGAAGAGATGCTTCTGCTTCTTTGAGACTTTCTTCAACCTTTTCAGACATTGCCATCAGTTTTCTCCATAATAAGTTTGCTAAAATCTTCTTGAGGCATCATTGTTGTAATACACGATGCTAGTTCAAATAAATCTTCACGACCAAGACCATCTAAGGTCATAACGTGAAAGTCATTGAATGCTACATTGATAGTATAGCACTCTCCATCATACGAACCTGAAGTGAATATTTTATTCATTTCGTAACCTTGCGAAGAATATAAGAACCATCTTTGTTATCAATCCACTCAAGTTCATCATACAAATTCCATTCAACTAGGTCCATAACTTCATCTGGGATTGGAAGAAAGGCATCACCAGTTAATCCATCCATAGAAACTTCAACAGTCCAAGTCTTTGGTTTTTTCCAGAAACCATTTTCTTTGAAGTATCCTTTAGTGATAAGTTCTTCTTCCTCTGCAACAGCAATCATCGCATCCATTTCTTCATCAGTATATTGAGGATTTTGTTGAATAGGAGTTTTGAGTTTCTCTTCAACTTTGGATACTGGATAAGAACTAATGTGCCCTTCACCATTACCATTCAATAAAGCAAGAAGTTCATATGCTTTTTGTGTAGCATTCTTGTAGACATTATAGTTGTCAGAAACAACACCTTTAATTACATCATAGATTTCTTGTGCCGTTGCATCAGCACTCATCGCATCATACAAAAAGTTTTCAACTTGTTTGAGTGAATAGTCTTTGTGGTCAGTCATTCAGGTCCCTTTTGATTTCTTCCATTAGCATAGCACGAATTTCCTCTGGTGTCAGGTCATTGAGGACACTCCACCGACTGTCCTTGGAATCCCATTCCAGTTCAAAAGTTCCGTCTTCATTCTGTCTAACAATCAATCCACTATCATCAGTTGTTGTATTCGTCATACTTCTACTTCCCATTCGTCCTTTTCTTGTTTGCGAAGTGCTTTGAGTTCCTTGTAAAGGATACGAATTTGTTGATATGCTTCCTCTGGAGAAATCTTATCAGATAACTCCATGCCCGCAAGCATTCCTACTTTATCACCAAAACGAGCAAGTGCTCTTTCAAAAGCCGTTAAATCTTCATACATAATTTTCAAATCTCCTTTAATGTTTATTTTTGATGGTCTGATTCATAATAACCACTCACGACAATATCATCCCAAGATGTTGGCAACTGATGCTCTCGTGCTTTTAAGTGATTAAACCCAGAGAGTGGATACTCTTTAAGTTCTTCTTCCTGTAAAATTCCATCTAATTGACGAATTTCGTTGAAGGTATGAGGATGACGAAGAGCACCACTGTGAATGTGCTCTACATTGCGATTAGTTCTTGACATTACTTTACTCCGATTTCATTCAAATAATTGTTGTACCGAATAAAACTAGACAATCTAACTGGTCTTTTCAAACTCCAGCAACACTCCTGATATGATAAAAATTCGTACCAAGGAGTGGTAGCATCCAATGCTGGATACTTATAATTATAACCAATATTTTTATGTATGTCAATCATTTTCTATCAATAATACACTTAACTGATTTTGGAGTTGCCGGAAATATATGAGTGCGAACTACACCATAAACGATAAAGATGTTAGTAATCAGATAAGTTGCGAAAATAATGGTTCTGATTACCGCAATCTTATCTGCTTCTTTACTGTGTTTTGATGCCTTCTCACCAAGGGCTAACGACCACAACCTCCACATCATTCAATATAGTTAGAACTAATTTTCAACTGTCGTTGTAGTTCATATAAAACTGGTGAAAGTTGTGATGAAAAGAATTTCTCATATTCATTATCTTTCATCAAGGAGATAATGTTTTCTGTTTGATTTATCGCAAACAAAAGTTTGCTAGTTTTATTCATTTTTCAAAATATTGATGGTATAATCTTTTTTCTTGAAATTGTTTTTGTTGATATACTTTTGAGCATTCGTTTCACTGTCAAAATAACAGTGCTTTGTGTCTTTCAAATCCTTTCCATCCTTATGAGAAATTTTGACTGGAAATGCTTTACCATAAGGAAATTCTTCTTTGACTTCTTTTTTTGCCATTACCATTCCACCATTGATTGGAGATACCGTATCGTAGCATCCATACGATCATCCGTCAAGTGAGCACCAGGACAATATCCCAAGTGTTTATTATGAGTATTTACCCAGTGTATCATAAGTTCTTTATCTCCACCCAAAAGAATATCCAAAGACACAACCATTTGTATCAGTTTTATTGGTTCAATATCACCCAAAGGCATATGAAGAATATTTGCAACTTTGGTGGCTGTTTGTTTTAGGAATTGTTCGTCAGTCATAATGCCTCCAATTCTTCACACAATTCTAACACATCAGCACACATAATCGCACCAGGAGACACTTGCAACTGATTGATGACTTCTCGGAGAGCAGCAGCAACAGCATCACGATGCCAATATGCTCTGTCTTGTTGATGAGAGTTCCAAAATGCTTCCATTACTCTTTTCTCTCTTTTAGTTCTCATAATGCCTCCACCTCATCAGCAATTTCCATAAGAACGTCGTAAGGATGTTGCAATTCTGCGAGGTCTGTGCATAACCTATCGGCAACCTCACGAATAACGCAAGCAATCACCTTCTGTCTATCCTTACTTTTGGGTCTTAATGTGTAGGGTAAAGTTGCGTCCGAAATTTTCTGTGCTCGTTCAGTCATTTTTAACTATAATTGAAGTGTAAATGTGTTTCCCAAGTAAAAAAGGGTTGGTCTCTTTTTTGTATCATTCCAGCAACCATATAAGGAATGAATCTTGTATATCTTTCCATAAACTTATCTTCGGTAAGTTCTTCTTCAAAACCTTGAATAAAATAGTCGTTTCCAACAAACTCTTTGAATTTTTCATATTCTCGGTCTTTACCATCAACTGGTTGATAGTTACGGCAAATTTTCAACCAGAAAGACCTACCAAGACCAGTTTCATAATGATCAATAGCAAAATAACGATAAAAAGGTTTTTCAGTCATCGTAGTTTTTCTTTGATTGTGTGGAGTGCGTCATTCCATCCAACAGAATACTCTGGTAGTCCAACACCTTCATAAGGTTTGGGAATATTCTCCTCAATCAAGTTCAACACTCTAATAGTTATTTCTTCTGTATCAACCCTTTCATCAAGATTAGATTGTAGCAATCCATAGAGTTTATCATAAAAACTTTGAGGTTCTATGATGCGTTGATACTTCACACCCATAATGGTTGCGGTGTCTCCTTCTATGAGAACTTTTGAGATGTCGGTTTCAGTCATTTGTGATTTTAGATAAGGGCAATGTTCAGGTTCAAAACAACCACTTTGAGTAGCATTAGTTTTTATATCATCGGGAGCATAACAAAATCCACAATCCCAGTATTTACATTTAGTCATCGTAGTTTTTCCTTGATTGATTGGATTGCTTCATTCCATCCAATTTCATATGCTTCATTAGGGTCAAACTCATCAGGTAACCATTCTTCAATCCTATTTACAAGTTCTTCACAGGGGAGGTCATTATCATCATCGCACCATTCATAGACAATATCCAAAAGTGTCGGTGGTTTTGGTTCAATCACAGTTTTCTCTTGGAGTTTTTCTGTCAGTGCTTCACATTTTCTTTGTTTTTCTCGCATAAATTTCAACAAATCGTCAGAATTTTTCTCATAAGCACCCTTTGCCCACTCCAACCAATCATCAGCAGTCATATCATAATAACCACAAGGACCAATGCTTACAAGTTCCTCCCCAAACCTAAGAGCAACATTTCTCCACTCATTATTTTCTTGTTCCTGTGAAGTTGGTTCAAAGTTCTTATTGTTTCCTTTTACATCATAGTATCCAGCATTACATCCAGCATTATAACCTATCACAAATCTTTGCCAAGGAGAATCCTCATATTCACCATCAAATGTAGGATAATAACCATAAACACGATAGAATGCTTTTTCTGCTGGTGATTTTGAGTTCTGAATTTCAAGTTCTTCCAGTTTTTTGAGTTTCTCTTGAAGAACCGCAATATCTTCTTTGACGGTTTGAATAGTTTCTTTTGAAGTCATTTCACAAATGTGTAGTGGTGTTTTTGGGCATACTGTTCCTGGACTTTTCAAATATCCAGAGTCAGGTATTTCAAGTTTATTTGAAGGTATGCGAAACTTTTCTTCACCGTCTGTTTTGAAAATCATATCAGTCATTTCAGTCTTCATCCTCTTTTGCTATTTTTTTAATCCAAATAATATCAAGTTCATCTGCGTCTTTCATTACTCTGCCGTTTTTGCGATAACAAACTCCACGACCATCTCCCAAATCCAATATGAAAGGACAATAATCATCATTAGGTCTAACTCTAATTTTTCCATAAAGAGTTGTATCGTCTCTGCGATTAACTTTAACCACATATCCAACACATTCTTCAAGATTAACAAGTTCAATCATTTTAGTCTCTCCCAATCATAATCAAAATTAAGTGTGTGTTTTTTTGTATCAGTAAAAGCAACAACTTTACCAACACTATAAGGACTGCTATTACACTTTTTCCAGTGTGCCTTTGCTATTTCTTTATCTGTGGTTCTTCCATAGTAGGTTGGGTCTCCTCTACCATCAACACTATCACCATCATAAAGAATATACCAGATTGGTTCAGTCATTCTTCATCCTCCCAATCAACCTCAACAGTTTCTCCTTGCTGAATAACAGTATAAGGCATAGGATCTCCGTTGCCCCTTACATCATTACAAATCACATCAAATAATTCACCAAGAGCATAACCCTCAAATGATTCTTGTGATGGATCCATAAACCATTCATCATTCATTTCCTCTGTGGGAATGAATTGAAGAGTTCTGGTGTAAGTAACGGTGATTGCTTTGAGGGGGATTTTAGTCATTTCAGTTCAAAATAATTGCCGGAAATTCGTCGTCTTTTTTGTATGTAGAACTTACGAGGTCTTTAAGTTCTACACCACGAACATCTTCAAAACCAATACCAGATGCCATAACTACGATAGTATCGTCAGGAACATCAAGATTGAGAAGAGAATCAATTAGTTGTTTTTTAGTCATTCTTCTTCCCACATATTCATTTTACTACTCATAGTAGAACTATCATAACCCTCACTATAACCCTCATTGTATCCATTTTCGTGGATTAGTAGGGCAAACTTCAAGAGTTGTTCTTCCTCGCAGTCCCAGTAATTTTCATCCTTACCTGTGATATTATCAAATCCACAGGTTTTAGCAAGTTCAAGGATTTGTTCGTTAGTCATTCTTCTTATAAAACTCTATTTTGAGTTGAGTAATGAGTAAATCAACTTTATCTTCAATACGAGTAAGTCGTTCCTCAATCGTATCTATACGATACTCATCAATTGCTTCTTTTTTAACTGAATACGGGTCAATCGTTGCCATAGTTCCTTGTAGTGAATTGAGTAGTTGTTCGTTAGTCATAATCACATACTCATAATACGATTGATTGCTGTTCTATTTGCTTCTGGATTAGGAACATCTTTCAGTGAAGTAAGAACTTCCTCAATAGTTTCTTTACGAATTGCTTGGGCAAACTTCAAGAGTTGTTGTTCTTCCGCACACCCCCAGACAATAAATCCACAGGTTTTAGCAAGTTCAAGGATTTGTTCGTTAGTCATTTTACATTCCTAATAGCAATTGAAGTAGGTTTCTTTTCTTTTTGGGTTGAATATTGCTTTGACCATAGGGAGTATAACATACTCGGTTTCCATAGTCATCTTCTACACAAAAAGGTTTTCTTGGGGAAGATTCAAATAATTTAGAAGTAAATTTTCTATACAAATCTCTATTATTCAATAGTGCTCTCATTTGAGGAGATATAGTTCCTTTCATTTTTCCCCCCACATAATCTTATCACCAACATTATACATCACAATAAGAACAATAGCAATAGGAACACACCACAAGATACTCAAACCTGTAAGGAAATGAACCCCAAATTGAAGAGTAAAGATAAGTGGAAATTGAAATGGTAAACCAAGTAGAAGAGTTTTGAGTTGTTTTTTAGTCATTCTTCATCATTTAAAATAGTAACAACAAGTCCATCATCCGTATCACCCTTGATTGCGTGTTCACAATAATAGAACTCTCCCCAATCATATCCTGTTCTGAGGTCTTTTACATTTACATATTGAACTTTTCCAATATGTTTTTCACAACTACCAAAACATTCTTCGGTCATTTTTCACCCCACCCATCAAAGTATTCTGTAAAAAATTCAAAAGCAAGACACTGTTTGTCGTTATTCAATTCTACACCAAAAAGAGAACTGGAAAGAAAAGAAAATACGATATGAAATCCACCAGAAGACCAATGATGATTGGTAGGATTTTCATAATTCACCCATAGTAATGAACGATTTTTGAGAATAACAAACTGCCAAGTGTGGGAGATTTCACCATTTTCCCAAACTTTTTTATCGTATTGAAAAAGTTTAGTCATTTTAGTTGTTCTTTCAGTTTCAAGTAATCGTATTCTGTTTTACAATCCGTTGGTTTTTTGGAGCAGAGAATAATACCTTCACTTCTTCCTTTTGTGATGTTATCTTGTTCCGTAATCACTGAACCTATAATCATTCCTCCTACAAAAATCGCAATAATAAAAATAACAACAGCAAATCCAAATAGAAAATCATCATCGTAACTCATTTTAGTTGCTCCTTTGTGTGTATGAGTGTATTATAGGGCATCCACAGGGGATTGATGGGGTCTTGTGCCAGTTCTTCAGGTGTCTATTCGGGAAGTCCAGGAAGAGAAGAGATTTTAGTTCCTTGACAATTATCACGACAGATACCATTAAATTCTAATACCTCCACAGGGGGATTGGTGTGTCCTTGTGCCACTTCGTCAGGTGTCTCATCACTCCAAAAATAATTTAATTCATTATTCTTTGCGACAATATTAAGGTGATAGATTTTATTATCTTTTGTATAAACACCAATCCATAAGGCATTTTCTGTGAGGTTTTCCAAGTGAAACATCTTCACATTTTCAAGCACGATTTCATCAGGATTTTTTGTAAATCTACTCATTTTTTATCCTCAATTTTGACAAATACTGACTACAAGAAACCCAAATATGAGTACTCACGGGAATATATCCAAGTTCTTTATATTTGGTTTGCCAATATTCAAATTTTTCCCAATTACCATTATATCCAAAAGAACCATAATTACCCCATTGAATTCCATAATAGACATACTTATGAATTACAAGTTTTTCCCATAAGTTTTTGATAATTTTTTTAATCATAATACCTCACATAATGGTTGAATACTATACCTTGTAATAAATCCTTTGGTTGTATATTTTACCTTATAATTTTCAATAAACTCCTTTGCTTCTTCTTTGGTTTCAAATGGACCGAAGTTGCGATAGAACAACTCATTAGGATTGAAATCACTTGTATCAGTAAAAGTTTTCACAATCCACTTATGAGAATGGGAGGGATAAGTGTCTTTTCCTTCTATGTATTTGTAGTATTCTTCTTTATCCATCATAATCAACAAAATCAATAATCAATTGCTCAAAAGTAAGTGGTGTTAATCTACAAAGGTAAAAGTATTTTACATTAGCAACTATTCCTTCCACTTCAACTTTACACCATTTATCACCATCAAAATCAATAAGTTTTACTTTCCTTAATGGTGCTTGTTGGTGAGGTATATCCCCAAGTTCATTAAAGGGGTAATTTGTATAGTAATAAATCAAGACCAAGTAACTTGTAGGTAAATATCAACAAATTGACATTCTTTTGTTACAATCGTAACATCAAATCCCAAATCCCGCAATCCGTACAAGACGTGTTTAATTTTTTCAGGATAATTACATTCCAAATCATAGAGAATACTTTCCCCAAACCCGTAGTTGCGAGTGATGTATTCCCACTTACCCATACTTGCTTTCTCTTTAATTTCACCAAGAATTGTTTTCAGCAATTCATTTGGGTCATTAGATTTGGATAGTTGTTTTGCGTCTTCTGCATTAAAAAGATTAGTCATTTCAGGTTCTTCAGTTGGATTGTTTGTGTATGAGTGTATTATAGGGCATCCACAGGGGGATTGGTGGGGTCTTGTGCCGGTTCTTCAAGTGTCCTTATAACCACCAATTTCTGGATACAAAATCCACATCCGCACCAAATTTGCTAAAATAAACAAATATTCCAAATAATTTTCCACCACCCATAGTTATTTGAATTTGTGGAAGTTCAAACCATCCACTATATTGACAGATACTGAAAGATACTTGAATGAGTGAATATTTTCGTCCTTTGAGAAATGTGAAATAATAATCTTTTCCCCAATCTTCATTTTTGCGATAATCAAAGAGTTTCACATTAGTTAGTTTCATTTTTTATTCTTCCTTTCTTCAAAAGATTCAATAGCACCTTGAATAAATCCAATAACAACAAGAATAATAAGAGGAGATAATGTTTGTCCCCAAGTCCAATCAATTACTCCTGCGAATTTTAGAACAATAAGAGATACTATGGCAATATCAACAATAGTTAGTTTCATAAAATTACCTACATTTTCTAAAAATAGTTAAAGTGATTTTATCACCTTCATCAATTCGTAATGGCGTTTGTGGTTCCAAATTTGAACCATTCATATAATTTCTAAAATCTTCACTTGCGCCATAATGCCGATGGTTTGGTTCTGTTTTACTATCAAGAAATACTGCCCTACCAGTTTTTAGTTCGTGTAAAAGTTCTTCAAGATGTCTGATTGCCCAGGCATCCTTACTATATCTTGGTGATGGAAATGATTTAGGTTCTTCTTTTTGTCCGTAGAGTTCGTCGTATTTTTGTAATAATGGGTTGTCAGTCATTTTGCCTCACGAATTGAAAAAATAAAACAGATAAAAGCAAATATTGACAGAATTGGAGAGTTTGCAATTACCCCCGCAGAAAATGTTATGACACCACAAAGGGAGTAAAATTGTTTGTTAGTCATTTCCGTGCCTCCCAATACTTACCTTCCATTAGACACCCGTGAAACTTTCTCATAGTATCACAAAAAAGACCTTTGGATTCTCCAGTCACAGGGTCTGCCTCATTCAAAATAGGATTGAAGCACATATCAAAAATATTCCCGTATCCAGTAATACGAGCACACCAATCCTTGCGATAATGCTTACAATCCTTACAGAGTTTCATTTCAGTCATTTCAAATACCCTCCTTGGCAATCACCTGGCAATTCTGCTTTGTCTGTGACAACCTCTACACTCATTTCATTCATAATCCCGGCAATCGCATTCCTTACATCCTCCCTTGACTTGTGAGTATATACTCCACTCCAATTAGAAGTCATCAAAGACTGATTGAAAGTATCAATAATAACTGCGAGTTGGTGTGCTGTGAGTTTTATTTTAGTCATTTCTTTGCCTCACCACAAATTTCACAAGGAATACCATAAATCATAGAATAAAATTTCGCAGTAAATACGAATGAACTAATCAACGTGAATGGAACAAGAACACACATTGCCAGAGCAATAATAACAAATCTTACATCATCTTTGAAGTCCATTTTTGAGTTCCTTTGTGGTTATGGGTGTATTATAAGGCATTTTCGGGGACTTTGGGAAGTCCTTGTGCCAGTTCAGGGAGTGTCCTTCCAAATAAGACCTAAAAGAATTTTAGCACAATTCCTAACAATAAAATTAGGTTTTTCCTTCATCCAAAATTGAATATCAGAAGAGATTTGATAATACCCAACACCAATAGCATCCGGTTTGATTACAAATTTATGAGTAATGGCATTATTCACACTCACATTGGAGTAATCAGCAATACCAAATAATCCTTTAAGAGGAAAAAATCCATTGTTCACAGCATACTGAAAATTATCAAAAATATTATCAAACTTATCTTCGTATTTCCTTTCCGCAGTTAGTTTAGAAGCATAGGAGTTCCTTTTATATTGCTCTATGATTTCTTCAAACTTCTTATCAAGTTCTTGTTTGATTTCTTCCAGAGTTTTAGGTTTTTCTGGAATATCAAGGTATGGTTTGATTACATCAAAATACTCATAATCTTCGGTGTAATAAAAAGCACCACAAACATAAGGAAGAATACCTTGAGGTGCTTTTTTGAGTTTGTTTGGATTGAGTTTATATCCTGTTGGTTCAGTCATTTTCTTGTTTTTTGTGGGGAATACATTTGGGGATACTGGAATTGATTGGGAGTGATTGGTTTCAGTCATAATAACCTCTATTCAAAATACCATAAAATTCATCATACCAAGTCCATCCAAATGTTTTTCTATTTGTTGTCTCATAGTCTGTAGTCATTATAGCACCCCATACTTGAAATGCCCACCAGGACATTGGAAATCCACTATAAAACCCATACAGTTTCATCGCAGTATGATGAGGAACTCTTTTCATAGTCCAAAGCAACCACTTCGGACAATGCATTAGAAGTTCGTAATCGGGGCAATTCATTTCTGGTTCTCCTCTACCACAACATTTACAATACCATTAGATAAATCTCTTTCATTATTATCTTCATCATAAACACAAAGTTTTACATTATCAGGAGAATTGATAATTTTTTTGATGTATTCTGTGAGTTGTTTGTTTTCAGTCAT